CTTGAACTAATTCTACATTTGCTGCAACCTCTGCTGTAATTATTAATACCTCGCCAGATTCAGATGTTCTTAGTTCAATTGGTGTTTCTGCTGGAAGATCTGCATAAGATACTCCAGATGCCTGAACTTCTGCTGCAGAAATAGATTCTCCTGGCTTAAGATTTTCTATTAGTGCTGCAACCACAACCTCTTTTTGTTCTTCAGTTAATTCTTTTCCATCTTTGGCTTCTTCAAGTATTTCTTTTAACTCTTCTTGTTCTGCTTCTTCTTCAGCCAACGCTTCTTCTAATTCTTTTGCCTCTTCCTCTTCCGCAATTCTTTCTTCTTCTGCAAGGGCTTCAGCCTCTGCCTCTGCCTTTGCTTTTGCAATTGCCTCTTCTTCTGCTGCTATACGCTCAGCCTCAGCCTCTGCCTCTGCAATGACTCTTTCTTCTTCTGCTATGCGCTCTGCTTCTATGCGTTCAGCCTCTGCCTCTGCCTCTGCCTTTGCTTTTTCTTCTGCTGCTTTAATTTCTGCTGCTATACGATCTGCTTCTGCTTGGGCTTCTATTTCTGCCTGAATTCTTTCTGCTTCAATCTCGGCTTCTATACGATCAGCCTCTGCTTGGGCCTCTGCTTCTGCTTTAATTCTTTCTGCTTCTTGTGCTGCTTGAAGTGCTGCAATTCTTTCAGCCTCCGCTTGGGCTGCTGCTGCCTGGGCTGCAATCAATGCTGCTGTCTCTGCCTGTATTCTTGCTGCTTCTGCTGCTTGCGCCGCCGCTTGTGCTGCAGTTGCTGCTGCAATTTCTGCTTCAGTTGGTCCAATTGGTACTGTCACTGTTGATGTTTCGCTAGGCGAAGGCGTTGTTACGGTTGTTGTTTCTGTAGGAGTTGTAACCGTTGTAGTTTCGCTGGGTGTTGTTACAGTTGTTGTTTCGGGTGTTGGTGTTGGTGTTGGTGTTGTTGCAGTTGATGTTTCAGATGTTACAGTTGATGTTTCGCTAGGTGTAGGTTCTGGTGTAGGTGTAGGTTCTGGAGCAGGGGCTACATATGTAGAACCAGTAACAACATTTGAATTTGCAGAGTAAAGGGAGAAGGTATCGTTATCTGATCTAATATGAAATGACCAGACTGTTCCTGCTGGCATAAGTCCATCTAGCAAGGAATGGTCAATTGTAATTGTTGTATTTAAAGAGTTTGGTCCGCCAACATTTCCAGTAGCAATTCCCCAACCATTACATCCAGAACAATTAAAACTTATTGCATATCTTTCTGGTTGTGTGTTACCAGTGTCGGGTGCTTCCCAGTTTAATATTGTTGAGGTTTCTCCACTAATAATAGTTAAATTTCTTGGAGGTCCTATTGTTTTTACTACTGGTGCTGCTTGAGATGTAAAGGCTTCTGCTGGGATGATCTGCATTGATCCAGATTGATTCCAATTAAGGAATACCTTTGCTCCCCCGCCATTTTCATAATACATTAATTCTATTGTTTTAGGTACTCCTGCTGTGAAGGATATTGGATCAGTTGTAGTTCCTCCGCCACCTTTGTCAACCCAGTCATCTGCCACCAAGACTCCATCAATGTACAGCCTAGTTCCATCGTCTGCTGTTGCTAAAAATGATATTTCTTGAGTAGAATCACTTCTAATTGACCCTGTAAAGCGCACAATAACATCCTCTGAGGGGCCACCTAAGACACTGCCAAGACCCCATTGAAAGTCAATGTTGGGTACATTAGTAGTGACGACTGGAGAGGCTCCCTGGGGTATGTAGGGAGAACCATTTTGTCCTAGTACATTATAGACCTGAGCAGTTAAACCTTCTGCTGCGTGGGCTTTATCAATTATTAAAAGCAGGGGAAATAGAGCAAGGGATAATACCAATGCTACTCTCAATAACTTTTTAATACTTAACTCCTTATAGTCGTAGTGGTGATATGACTATTAAGGCTATTATATCATTTTTTAGGTACAAAAAAGAGGGCTAGCACTTGGCTAACCCCCTTAATTGTTGGACTAATTAAGCCTTAACCTTCTTTTGGATCTTTACGACCAAAGCGGTTAGTGCTGTGATTTGCTTCTTAAGTGAAGCAATTAGTGCAGATACATCTGCAGACAATTTAGCAACTGCATCAACTGCAGCCTGTGCCTGTACTGTAGCAGCATCTGCAGCCTTTGAAGCAGCAATCGCTGCATCTGTAGCAGCCTGGGCTGCCTTTGCTGCTTCTTCAGAAGCCTTTGTAGCAGCCTTTGCTGATGCATTAGAAACTTCTGCTGATGCTGTTACTACAACCTGTCCAGCAAGTGGAAGTGAAGTTCCGCCTGTTGCTGAGATTTTAACAACGTTTTCAGCCAAAGGCATAAATACCTTGTATGACTTAACAGTTGCTGTATCTGTTGTAACTGAGGTTGCAGTTAGTACATCAGATGATGATCCAAATGCATAGTTAGGAACAATTCCACCTGTAGCAAATAGGTTAGCGTGTGTCTTTCCAGATACTGGAAGACCTGCTGCATCAAGAACCTGAACTGTGATAGTTGCTGCTTCTCCTGGAAGATAAACTTCCTTATCAAATGACAACTTAACAGTTGCTGCAGTTCCCTCTACACGAGTAGAAACTGGAGCAGATGATACTGTACCTGACTTAACAGTTACAGCGACTCCGCCTGTCTTGACTCCTGTAAGAGTGAACACTGCTTCACCATTTACGATTGTTGCTGCAGTTCCTGAATCGGATACCACTGAAACATCGCTTGAGAAAGCATTGAGTGTTCCTGCTCCAACTGTTACTCCAGCAGCATCATATGCCACTGCCTTAATTGTTGAAGCATTTGATCCTGTTGCAATAACAGGCTTGACTGCTGTTGCTACGATAGATGCAATATCTCCGTAGAATGTTACCTTCTCAGTTGCAAGAACTGCACCTGTAAGGGTTGTAAGAGTAATTGTTGATACTCCTGCTGTACCGTCAGCAAATACACCAATGTAATTTCCTGTTGGAATAACTACTGAGCGACCAAGAGCAGTCATAGTTGTAGCATTTGTGCCATAACCAATCATACCTGTTCCTGAAACTGTTGCAAGAATTGACTCAGTTGCTGCTCCGCCTGCTGCATTCTTAGGTGTAACAACGATTACCGCTGCTGCATCTGCTGAAGTAGCCTTTGGTGCATAAACTGTGGCATCTGCTGTTGCAGTTGTTACTTCGCCAGAGTTAAGAATTGATGTTGTTGTTGCTGCAGAAGGTGTAACATCTGCTGCTTTAACTGTTACTGTCCACGCAACTGATGGACCTGTTGCTGGACGAGTTGTAAGAATACGTGCTTCGTATGTACCCGCAACTGTTGGTGCTACCAATGAAACTGTAAACTTTGCAGTTACATATCCTGGTGTTCCAACTGTTGAGTTAACATCTGCTGAAAGGCTTCCTGCTGCAATTGTAACTACAGAGGTTGTTGTTTCAAGCAATGAGAGTGTTGCACTCTTTGATGAGCCTGATGGCTGTGCAAAAATAGCAGATAGCACCGTTGCTGTGTCTGCTGCTGTTTCTGAAATAAATGACAATGTTACTACTGCTGTAGCAGTCTCACCTGCAGTGATTGTATCTGTAGCAGAGTCAATCGTTAGTGCTGGTGCAATTACAGCAGCACTTGTCGGAAGTGCTGACATAACGCCAAAGGACATTGCTGCAGCGAGTCCTAGGGCAATTTTCTTAAATGAATTCATCTTTCTCCTTGTTTGTTTTATTCCAGCCTTGAGGCTAGAGATTTTATATTAAGTTGAATTTGTCTAAGAAATCACGAACATCGTCCGTCATTTGCTTAGGTTCTAATTCTACCATAGATCTACGTTTCTCTGCAAGTTGAGCAGAAGAAGAAGACCAAGTGTGTACTTCAATGACTGTATTAGTAGTCTTTGGGGTATGTGATATTGCCCCAAATACTGATCCAGCCAAAGCATCTGCCAAGTCTTTAGACTTCTTACGGGGGTGATCTACACGATTACCCTTCATAATCTTTAACTCAGACATTTCTTCTAGCAATATTGGGATCATAGGAATTGCTACACGCTCTTCGTATATCATCATTGCTAAATCTTCATAGTGTTTTTTTGCAACAGAAACTGTTTCAGTTCTTATTCCCACTGCCTGTAGTTCATTCTGAATATCAAATGACTGCCAACGGTCAAAAGAAACCATTCCAATATTAAATCCTTCTCTGCGAAGATTAATAATCCAATTCTTTACATCAGATAGGTTAACTGGGCCTTCTGCCCTTGGTTCCCACCAAGCAACAGCATCTACTACTACCATTGGAGCCACTTGTTCATAGTCTTTAATAACCTGAATGTTTACCCACTTGTCTACGTGAGAAATTGCTACTGCACACTTATCATGCTTTTGTGCAAGGTCGGCGTGAATATAGTAAACCTTGTCTGGGTCTGGCTTAAAGGCCTCATCAAACCTTCTAAACTGGTCTAGAGGATTTCTTAATGTCATAACTTTTTCTAGTTTAGTTCTATCCTTAAAAAATGCATCTGATGCATACGTAGGCATACATGCAAAGCGCATCATTGCATCTGCAAGGTCTGTGTAAAAAGCAATCTTAAAGTCATCAATCTTTCTGGTAGGGTTTACTTCCCAAGTTGGTCTTTTAAATGCTAATACCCTTGGAATTTTGTATGAAAGAATAGTGTCTTCATCCCAAGAAATTTCAAACCTATTCCCTGGATCTTCGTGTGGCAGATCTGGATTCATAATAAAAGTATGCTTGCGCTCAATAGTTTCTTTTTCAGCAATGACTGATTCATATCTTTGTGAAATAAAGTCGCCCTGATAACGGGGGAATGAAAGAAGAACAACCTTGCCAAGATCAGGGAAGCGAGAGTCTACAGTACCACGAAATGCTTTATAGATATTTTCAGCAGTCTTGCCCTGCTCATTTCCAGTTCCAACCTCTGATGCAAAGCCAGAGATCTCATCAAGGACTGCCATAAACAAGTTCAAACCTTCGTGTGACTCACGCTCTGAGTGACCAGAGTAAACAGTTACAGATTTATCAAAATCAATTGAGTCTGCCTTAGCATTATACTTTCCAGCAAACCAAGGGGATCTTTCAATCTTAGATTTAAAACCTTTAAAGAAAACATTCTTAGCCTGTTGAGCGTTAATAGCCACGTTAATAATATCAATAGCATCTCCTGCTGGCTTGCCATAGTACACTGCTGGGTCTTTAAGGCATAATAGTTTATACACAGTGTATGCACATGCTACTGTGGATACGAAGTCTTTTCCAGATCCCTTGCCAAGTTGCAGGATGATTTCATTCTTAGTGTACTTATTAAAGTATGCTTCTCCAGCATCCCCCATAATATCTATAAGATCTTCTTTGCGATAAATCTGACTCATTGCCTCAACAATTTGATACTGAATATCTGAAAGTTGTGGTTGTCCAAGATAGTCTGGAGACTCAACAAATGTCTTTGCGTCAACAGGTTTTTCAACAAAATGATTTTCCTTCAGTACTTCAAGGAACTCATTGAACATCGTGGACAACTGTAATCACTTCCCCTTCTTTAGCAATAGCAGAAAGGCGTTGCATAATAATATCACGAATTTCTGGATGCTCAGAAGCAATATCTCTTAAGATTCCAACAAGAACTTCTTGACGGCGTTCAATCTCAACCATCTCTTCTGCCAGTTCTTTATTCTCAAGAAGACCAGCCTTTTGTAGCATATCAATACGCTTAGACTCAATATCCATAACAAGTTTAATTGCTGCAGTTTTTGCACTAAGGTTATTAGTCATAGAGGCTTCATCAATAACCTCATAAGACTTTCCAATTAGCCTTGCATAATGTGCATCCATAGCAGCAAGAGCCTCTTTTGCACGGGCACGAATAGCATCATTTGCAGATGCCATAACTTTCCACTCGTTAATTAAAGATACAACACGAGTTCGTGGAATGTCTAGTTCTTTTGAAATAACTGTAGGGTCGTTACCTTTTAAATACTCACTGACAACAGTGTTGACCTGATCAAGATGTTTTACTAGATCATCTTCAGTTGACATATTTTCCCTCTAGTCTATTGATTTCATCTTTGATATAAAAAATTGCTTTCTCTAAGTCTTGAATAGTTTTAGACTCATCCTTAAGTCCTGCTCTCCACAAATACTTAAAGGCATTACCAACATTAAAATTGCGATGGCGAGTAATCTGAATGCACTCAACACCAGATGGGTCGGTAGTGTAGTGTGCTGGATGGTTTACTTGATCTACCGTAATATTTAGATTGTCACTCATCTTCTTCATCCTCTTCCCATTCAAATGCTTCTGGCAAACCTTTTAACGCTGTTATGACATAGGTTAGTCCTACTGCTCCAGCAATACCCAAACCAATAACTATTTTTTGCATTTTATTCATCGTCTTGACTTCCTTAGTCCGAATTTAGCAAGGTATACATAAATAGTTTCTATGCTTGCCCCACATTCTTTTGCAATTTCTTCTGGAGATTTCTTATCTACAAGGTATCTTTTGCGAAGCCAAACTTCGTTTGTGTATAATTTAGCCATCAAAAAACTCCGAATCAAATTTCCACTTCATTACTTTTGGACCTGTGTAGATCATCTCATACATTTTTGAATTAAAGTCTTCTGACAACATCTCAAACATACGTGGCGATACCTCTTCTAACTTGTCCGTAATAGAGTATAGCATTTCTCCAGTATCACCGTCAATACCGTCCATTTCAATAGCCCCCATCAACAACAGGTGCTCTAGAAAAGCAGCCTTTTTAACATCGCTATTCATTGCCAATAGCCTTTGCCCAGTTTTTTACAGCCCAATGCCCAATACCACAAGCATCGGCAACATCATTATCAGTAATAGCCCTATCATACTGAAGATTAATAAAGTTTATAGTTCTTTGTTTTCTTAATTCTCTCTCATTAGCCTTATGCCAAGCCTCTGACTTACCTGGATTTTTAGATCTTAAAAAAAGTTTTTCATCTTTAGAAATCTTTTTATTGCCAATAAAGTTTTGCCATGTGATTGGAGAAACTTTTCCAATAGTATTGATCCCAGACTGACCTGCTGCACCCAACAAAGCACCCTGAACTAATGCAAGGTCTGCAGCAGTTTTTGGGCTATTCATAAACACGGTATGTTCAATAACAATAGCATCTACATTTATAATATGATCAAACATTCCTTTAGATTTTTTACCAGCATCAATAACTTTTTCATATATATCTTTACCATCAAAGTTAATCTTACCGACTTCTTTAAGTTGTCCATCATGAAATGTTGCGTAGGCAAGACTTTTAGTGCTAGCATCAATAGCACAGATACGTTCTGGACGTAACTCTAGGCCCCACTTATTCTTGCTCATACTCAATAAACCCTTTCAACTCTTTAATCATCTTTGCTACTTCTTTTTCACTTATATTACAATTAGAGCAGAATCCAGACTCATTGTATATTGATAAAGAAACTCCGCATCCACCAAGGCATTTTCTTATCTTACCAATTCGTCTTTGACTTCGTGTTAGATGATATCTTTCGGCAATCTTTTCTCTTGTAGCCTCATCTCTACAAGTATTACCGCAATATATCTGATAACTTACTTTAGGATCAAAGTAGGCATCGCATCTACTACATAGTTTCAACTAACTTCTCCATTGATTTAATCTTTACTACGCCTTCTCCAGCATCTGAACAAGCCTTTTGAATTGGACATGTCTTGCAAATTTTAGAATTAGATCGGTAGTTTTTGGTAGGAAGAGTTCTGGCTTCCCAGGCTTTGCGAACTTCACGCATCCATTGAAATGCGTTATCAATCCATTCACGATAGTTATCATCTACCTCAACTGGCAGAATAAGTAGTTCATGGTTATTTTTGTTTTCATAAATAAGAACACCCTTTTTCTTACCAAGGATTTTCATATAGATAAGCAACTGAATTAAGTGACCAGTCTTTGGCTTCATAGAGTTTTTGCGATACTCAAAACCTTCGTTAAGCATTGTCTTGATTTCGCCAACAATCTCTTCGCCTTCCCAATCAAGCATAACATCACCATATCCAAAGATAGGTGGATCATCATGACGAATTTTAAATTCAGTAGTCTCTTCATTATTGTCATCACGATAAATCTTAACAATGCCAGCATTCATCATAGCGTTTTGAATTCTTGCGTGAGACAAGGTTCCAGCAGTCATGTTTGCTGCTCCGTAAGCATCTGCATTATCTTCAAACATCTGACCGTCAAATGCTAGATACCAATACCTAGGGCACTCTCCGTGTGAGTATGCAATTGTAGACGGGGCAAAAGTTTTCTTTTGTGTTTGCTTTGGTCCACGATTAATAATATACCCATGCTTAATTTTTTCAATTAAAGCATCACTATCAAGAATATTATTCTTTTTCATTGCAGGCTTAAGCATTACAGATTGTAGTAAATTCTTAGTCATATTCATCCTTTGTTTATATAAGTATACCAGGTTAGCGCATTATGTATTTTAATGCTGAGACCAAGTTGTTTACTGCTTCTGCTGCTGTGTAATAAATGTTTTTCTTTGCCCGATTATTCTTGTCAACATTTGCCATCCAAGTAGCCTTTAACGCTAACTTTCCTGCAATTGCCTGAAGTCTAACAATCTCAATTGCTGCCACTGGCATAGGAATGTCTGGCTTAATGATTAACTTAGCAATCATCGTAAGTGCTATAGTTAACTCTTCGTCTTCCATAAATTCAGCAATCTCTGCCAAACCATTAACCATATCTAGTGTTGTTTGTCCTGTACCTTCTGTCATTTTATTCTCCTTCTACTAACTGTTCTAACATATCTAGTTCAATTATAGCAAGTCTAACTTTCTGTGTCCCCTCGCCAAGAACAATGATCAAGGCTGGATCCATACTTTTTTTAAGTGCATCAGTAACAGCCTTAGCCCACACATCTTGATTCAAAGTAAAAGACTTTGAGCACTCTTTAAAATCAACAACAAAGTTATGCCAAGAAGCATCCCCCTTTGTATTATTTCTTCCAGAGTTCTTATGCTGTTTAGCACCTATACGTTTAGATTCAGAACGCTCACTCATATTAAAAGTCTGCTTTCTTCTTTTTTTGTGGCATAAGTTCTACCTTTGATACGTGTTTCTTACTACACATCCAAGTAGCATCACCTGAACTAATCCAAAGCCTTAGAGATGTAACCTCTTCTTGACATTTCTTGCAGGGAAACTTGCCTTCAAACACCTTAAATTCTTTTTCAGCCATCTGAAAGTTTCTTCTTTAATGACTCTTGTAATTCAAGATCTTCCTTAACACGACTAATAAACCCGTCTCTGCCCTGCACCTTTGTTCCATCATCAAGTTGATACCAAGCGCCAGTTCTATTTACAAGCCCTGCTGCTTCTGCCGTATCTACAAGATCTCCAATAGAGTCAATTCCAATTTCATCTCCTCTAAAATAAAAGTCATACTCGCCTGACTGAAATCCTGGAGAAGTTTTAGAGAACTGCAGTTCCCAACGAATCTTTCTACCAATCTTTTCTTCAATCAACTTATCACCAATCTTTATCTTACCCTTAATGGCTTGATTGTCAGACTCTGATGAGAACAGTTTAATGACTGTTGACGAGTAAAATTTTGTAGCCTGCCCACCTGTTGGTTGCTGACTTGTATACATTGCATTAATATTATTACGTGATTGAGAAATTAATACAAATAGTGTTGGCTTAACCTTATTGTTAGCATAGTTAATCATCTTCCAAGCATTACTAAAGTCACGAGACTCAGCGCCAATTTGCTTTGTATTTTCTAGTTGTTTAAGTTCGTCTGAGTCTTTTTCAAAGTAAATTGCAGGAAGCAAAGATGTAATTGAGTCAATAACTACAATATCAACACCAGCATTAATAAGGTTTGTCCCTACGTCCACCATCTCATTAATTGTACGTGCCTGAGAATAAATAAGTTTAGATGAGTCTACCCCAAGGCGCTCAGCCCAAACCTTATCGTATGACATTTCTGCATCAATCCAAGCACAAACCTTACCTTCCTTCTGTGCTAGACCTATCATCTGAAGGCATAGAGAGGACTTTGCAGAGGACTTTGATCCCCAAACCAGTACCTGTCTGCCATAAGGCAGTCCACCTGCCAGAGCACGATTTAAACCAAAACTGGGTGTGGCTGCATATTCTGTTGGAGGTACTGAGTCTCCAACCATAATAGTCTTACGCAACTTAGGGTTAAGTTGTGCTAGTACTTCTTCCATTGTTACTGACATTAAAATCGTACCCCGTGTTTTTCTGGTCTAGTTTTATTAAAGTCGATCTTTTCTTTGAGTGCTTGATCAAGTGATAATCTAGTATAGCCTGCTTCAACCATTCCTGCATATAGATCAAGTGTCCTAATAATAATATCTGCAAACTCTTTAGTGATCTCTTCTTCGCCTTTATCTTTACGTACTGCTTCCATTACCTCAGTAACTTCTGACACAATCATCATACATTGTTTAGCAATAAATATATCATTTATAGCGTCGTGATCTTCTGGACTTCCCCAAAAACCTTTTTCAACTGCATTCTTGTGTAGTTCTATTGCCATATCGTCAAGCATTTATATCCTCCAGTGTTATTGTTCCATCTTTTGTTTTTCCAAAACTAAACTTGTATGCCTTGCCTTCTTCAAGTTTCATATAGGCTTTTGCAAATGCCGTAGGGAATACTGTAATAGGGTGTAGGTCTCTTCCAGTATCTGCAAGGGTTAGTGTTGCCATCTTCTTACCAGCCTTTGTGACTCTTGGCTTAAAAGAAACAACAAACATTTCTTCATCCGAATAGGGCAATTGCTTATAACTTAAAAACTTTACAAGGGCATTGTCTGAACCCTTGATCTCATCAACTGGTATTGCAGAAACAATTCTATTATCTGTTGCAAGAAGCAAATATGTTTTTCCAGTTTCAATTGTTGTCTGCTCTTCATCAAATATGCCGATGCTACCAGTCTTATCAAGAACTTCAACTCTTGACCAACCAGTACCACGCTTAATGGCTTTGACCATACCCAGAAGTATAAAGGATCCCTTTTCTTCAAAACTTTCTGTATCACTAATAAATGCATAGTAGTGTGACGGAATTGTAATGTTGAATTCTGGAAGGTTTAGATATTCATAAAGATGCTCTTTAATCTCATCATCATTGCGTGGATGATCAGAGAACGTTGCTGCGCCAATGACTCTTAGCGCTTGTAAGGCACGAGAGTTTACTCCGTTACCTTTGGTAAATGTAAATTCTTCAAGTTCTTTGTATGAACTAAATGGTCGTGCAGATATGTATCTTTCTGCAATCGTGTCAGATATGAACTTGATAGCACTGAGTCCAAACCGAATACCCTTACCCTCAATTTTAAAATCTTTATCCGAATCGTTAATGTGAGGTAACTTAATACTAATGCCCATTCTTTTTGCCTCAATAAGATACTCAGTTCTTCCATCTTTATCCTTTTCATTTTTAAGAAGAGCAAACATAAACTCTAGTGGGTAGTGGTATTTGAGCCACGCTGTCCAATACGAGAGAGTACTGTAAGCAACGGCATGCGATTTGTTGAACGAATACCCAGCATGCGCTTCAAAATCATGCCAAAGATCCAAAGCATCATTAGGGGCGATATACTTACTAGCACCACTAATGAAACGATCTTGGAACTCATTAAACTCTTTAGCATCTTTTTTCTTGCCAATGATCTTTCTAACTTTATCTGCTTCCGACATGGACATACCGCCAAGTTGTACGCATGCTTGCATAACTTGTTCCTGGTAAAGAATGCAGCCATAAGTATCCTCCGTAAATGGTTTTAGAATTTGGTGAAGATAGTTAATATTTTGACGACCATGCTTACGGTCAATATAGTCTTTACCAATTGTGTTTGCAGCACCTGGGCGAACCAAAGCATTTGATGCAGCAAGTTCATCAAGGTTCTTTACTCCCATTTTAATTAAAAGGTTTGTGTATGGTGTTGCTTCACACTGGAATACACCCTTGGTGTATCCACTAGAAAGCATTTCATAAACATCTTTATCATCCATATTAATTGAAAGCAAATCAATATCTACATAATGATTTTCTTTAACCATATCAATAGTATCTTTAAGTACACTAAGAGTCTTAAGACCCAGAGCATCAATCTTGATTAAGCCAATTCGTTCAGCCTCTTCCATATCCACACCAACAACAGGAATGCGTTCATCACTACCAGTAGCAGATCTTGTTTCCATTGGGGCGTGTCTAAATATTGGCTCCTTTGCAGTAACTACACCTGCAGCGTGAATACCAGTACCACGGATACGGCCACGAAGTTGTTCTCCATAGATTTCTACTTCTGGATACTTCTCACGAAACTCTCGTGTTGATTTTGAACTACAGAAGTCATCCCAAGTATCTACGGTCTTTAACACTTTGTTTACATCAGATAGTGGAATATTTAGTACTCGTGAAACGTCACGAACAATCCCCTTTCCTGTAAACTCTAAAAATGTAGCGATTGATGCTACGTGTCGGTATTGTCTAACTAAATAGTCTTTTACTTCTTCACGACGAGTATCTTGAATATCTGTATCAATATCAGGAAAGTCATTACGATCTGGATTAATAAAACGAAAGAATAGAAGTCCGTGTTTAATTGGATCAATGTCTGTAATGCCAAGGGTATAACATACAAGAGATCCTGCTGACGAACCACGGCCAGGGCCTACAAGAATTCCTTCTTTCTTTGCCCAACCAATCATATTTTGAACTACAAGAAAGTAAGGACCAAAGTTTTTGTTTTTAATAATCTCTAACTCTTCATCAAGACGATCTAAGTATTCCTTGTTACCTTCTAAGCCACGAGTCTTCAAACCCTCTAAGGCAAGAGTTTTAAGTTCTTTGTCTGGACTCTTATACTGTACTGGAAGTAAGTTTAATCCATCTTTAATGTCATAGTCTTCTACTTTGTCTGCAATGCTAATAGAGTTGATATACATATCTTCTCTTACTATACCCTGGGATTCCATGGCTACCTTCATCTCATCATATGAAAGAAGGTGAATGTCAAACTTGTTAAATGACATTTGTCTATCTTCGCCGTATAGATAATCAAGACGCTTTAGCATTCCATCTTGCTTCTTTGATTTTTCATAGGTAGTATCTTTTTGTACCTTGGCGTGAGAGTTCATCAATAGTTTAAACTCTTGAATTTCTTTTTGTGACTCGTCAACATGGTGACAGTCTGGAGTAACAACAGTCTGAATTTTAAACTCATCTGCTAAGTCAGCAAGTTGCTTATTTACTTCTGCACCATTGTGTGGCATTAACTCCATATAGAAGTCATCTTTAAATACTCTCTTAAACCATTCAATATGCTTCTTTGCCTGAGCATACTCTCCGTGCTCTAGTGCTTTTGCAATGATACCGCTTAAACATCCAGATAAAACAATAATGCCTTCTGAGTACTTTTCAAGAACTTCAAAGTCAAAGCGTGGCTTATTAAAATATCCTTCAGTCCAAGCGATCTCATTAATCTTGTTTAGATTCTCTAAACCAAGTTGGTTCTTAGCGAGAAGGATAATGTGATTATAGACCATATCAGTTGGCTCAGTGCGTTCTGCCTTTGCCCTCTTATCAAATCTATCAGCACAAAAATATCCTTCTACGCCAAGTATAGGCTTAATACCCTTTTCTTTAGCCATGCGATACATCTCACGATGACCAGATAACGTACCGTGGTCTGTGATTGCGATTGCACTCATGCCTAAAGCACTAGCACGGTCAACATACTCTTGTGGAGTTGCTACGCCGTCAAATAGTGAGTAGTGAGTATGTACGTGTAAGCCTACGTAACTCATCTATTACCAGTCTGTGTTTGTTGCAGAAGTGGTAGTTGGACCATCAAAGCCCAAATAGAATGCTTCTTGTTCAGCATATGGAATATTGCGAAGAGCAAGTTCCAATGGAAACGGTTCAGTTCCAGACCAATCAAATGGTTCCTTGTCTGGTGCTGATGGAATGAGTGTGTAAGATGTTTCAGTTCCCTGACCATTACGCTTTACTTTCCAAACCAAGTTTGAGATGCTTCCTGTTTCAAGAGCATACTCACGAATGGTATTGAAAGCAGACTGCTTGCTTACACCCATTGACCAAATAGCAACATATGGCTTTTCAATGCCATCGTCTACTAGGACGTTGCAGTAGAAACGAAGACGACCACGCCATCCAGCCTTTGGATCCTTGCGGTGCATCTCTTCTGCCCAGTCACGGCCTTCTGACTCCATTGTATCTACAGCCTTACGCTTATAGTCCTTTGGATTTGTGTGTTCTTTTACAACTAAAGCAAGACCACGACCCTCGTTATAATTTGCTGAGTCTTCGTCTAGTTCTTCAATAAAGCGAATCTTTACTGATTGACCATCGGCAAGTTTTAGCCACTTTACCTTTGGTGAGTTTTCATCATACTTTGGCTTGTCAAGCAGGGCATTAATATTTTTGAGTCCCTTTACTACGCTCATATCTTTCTCCTTTGTGTTATTATATTAGTTTAGCATAGAAGATATAGATTTGTCAAACTGGAATTCAATACTCCTGATTGCATCATCATCCATATCGCCAATGTCTTTGTATTTTTTATCTATGTTGATTACGCTGACTAGAGATCCAAGTTTTTCAACTAACTTATCTTTCATGATCTTGCCAGCCTCATCATTGTCTGCAACAAGTACAACATTGTTGAAGTACTTTTCTAACAGTTTCATTTGAGATGCAGAAACGTTAGCGCCCAGTGTTGCAACTGCTGGGAAACCTACTTGGTCTAAGCGGATAGCATCAAATGATGACTCCACTACATATATAATACTAGAAGTCTTTACTCTATGCAAGTTAAAAAGAATTTTGCTCTTTGGTAATCCTGGAGTATTCTTGAACTCTTTGCCCTCAACAGACCTACCAACAAATCCAATTGTCATGCCATCTGGAGAGTGAACAGGTATCGTCACCATATCTTGTTTTTCTGAGTACCCCAAAGAAAACTTTTTTACTGAGTCTTCTGTAATATATCTTCCAGCGTAATACCTCATTGCCTTTGGAGACTCTAATGCCTGATTATTAAGGCGCTTAATCAATACCTCATCATACTGAACAAAGTCAGGTGCTGCGTACATTGTCTTGTTTACAACAGACTCAATATTTGTTTCTGTTTCTTTGCTTTTAATATAGCGAGCAGTTTCAAAATAAGATCTTCCAGTTGTAAACATAATAAATTCTTCTAGGTTTTTTGTAGTTTGACAACCAAAGCAAAAGAACAGCCCACTATCTTTTGCAACTTCTCCAGCAGGAGTTCTGCTATTGTTGTGATAGGGACAATAAATAATAAAGTCATTGCCAAACTCTGCTTCAATCTCAATTCCAGAACCGTTTAGTACACGGCGGATCTGCTCTTCACTATAGAGATTATTTGCCATCTTCAAAATCCTTATAACGATAGTAGCCTTTGTCAAAGTCTACCTGAACTAAGAAGTCACCCATAAATCCATTACGATTCTTTCTGAATACACACTCAATTACATCGCTGTTAACTCCACGACCAAGTGCAAGCAACCAGTCAGCATCATAGGATATCTGCCTTGACCAAGCAGTTTGACCAAGTGTAGGTGGTGTGCTCAAGTCTTTTACATCATCTGGAGTTGCAGATGAGATAGCAATAATAGGTACTTCTTCACTAATAGACATTAGTTTAAGTTCTCGTGAAAGGTTCTTCATCTTTACCGTTTCATTATCAGCACGCTGATTAGGACTCATTAGTTGAAGATAATCAACAACAACAAAATCTGGTCTATACTGATCAATCTTTCCACGAATAACGGAAGGAGTTACCTCTCCACCAGAGTCATTAGAGATAATATGAAACTCTGGACGACCAGCAACTTTGTTGGCGTGCCACTTACGGAGCATATCAATTTCTACTTCACCATTAGATAACTTGCGGTGTGACCAAAGACCCTCACCCATAATTGCAAATACACGGTTGCGAACTTCTGTCTCACTCATTTCAAGAGAAATAATCATTGGAGACTTTCCTTGTTTCCAAGCCTGCACTGCAAAATATAGTGCCATCCAAGATTTACCAATACCTGGATAAGCAAGGAATACTCCAAGTTGCCCTGGCATAATTCCAGCAGGGAGATAGTTATCAAATCCTGGTAAGCCAGTTTTAATTCCTATAGCACCAAATTCATTTTGCTTCTGGACTCTTTCATAATATGCAACAGCATCTTCAAGATCGGTAGCATCAATATCACGGATTGCAGCAGTATTCTTTTTTAATTCTGAAGTCTTGGTAATAAGATGCTCAAGTGCTTCTGTTCCATTACCAGTCTGAACATCTCCAGCAGCACTGCGAAGAATATCTTTTAGGCTATCGTTAAGGTATTCTGTTTGAAGTTCTGATAGATGATGTTTTGTTGATCCTACTCCAGGAACTGGCTCAAAGTCACGAAACTTTTCTCTAACTAGGTCTGATGGTGGAAGCGCTTGATTGTTTTCAGAGTATAAACGAATAAAATTCCAGATATCGTTATGTGTGCGTAGCATAGTTTCAACATTAGCCTGAAGCAGTACGTGTATTTGTTTATCTTCTAATACTGCGGTAATTACTTTTGCCTCTGTATTATTCACTTAGCCACTCCTTAGCCATTCGTCTGCGCTCTGCTCTGTCTATTCTATCTTGCTCTACTTCTGCTTTACCATTTATAATTTTTTCTGTGTTATATGCAAAATAGTTCCAACTAGGATCTTGTGCAATAGAAAAATAATATTCTAAAACATCATAGCATTGACTAATGCCATAGGACTCAATGAGTGCATCAGCAGCCCACTGTTCCACATTCAAATTCATGTTGGACTTTTGCTCATATCTTTGAACATAAAACTTGTTAAATCTACTGAGCAAAGCCATTCGGTCTTTGCGGTCAGCCATTATGCTTCGGCAGCCTCTTCTTGTGCCTCACGGATCTTGTCTGTCAACTTGTCCTCTACGAACTTATAGACACGCTCAAAAGCCTGATCTGTATTTTCACCATCACGTTTGCTATCTACAACCCCAAGGTCAAGTCGTAGTGATTGAAAGTTACCCAGATTAAGTGTGTAGCCCAGAGTAACTGATACCTTTGTTAAATCGTTTTCCATTATCCACCCATTTCATTTTAAATGGACTCACTCCACACTGGAATAAATCGTCCATCTTCTGTCTTCGTATATGTAAGTATACCGTCTCCCATACGCCGTGTCAATTCTTGGCTTGTCGGAGTCATGTTGTTTGTTATTAATTTGTCTTTTCTTGGTTGCCCAATATGTATACTTGCAAGTATAGCACGAATCTCTTTGACATGCGATTCTGAATAATACGCTCTTGTTTGCCAAGATCTTTCTCCATTTAAACTAGCACCAATCGGTGGAGGAATAACTCCTCGTTTAATTAAACTTGGAATATACTTTCTATGTCTATTGACAAGAATAGCGGTTTCTGATACACTGTAGGCTCTTTCTCTTTGTTTTTTAAAATCAACAAGCATACAAGATTCTAATCTGTCTTTTGTTATGTTGTATACAGTTACTAGTCCTGTTGATCTTGAAGAATGATGAACTTTTATTAGGTCCCCATTTAAAAACCATACTTTAACTTTACCCTTAATTACAGGTTCGTTATTGTATGCTTCGCTCTGGATTTTTCGCTTAGAAGTATCCATGCGCCTTCCTTACTTTCGTTTGGTGGGTGAAAAAATCTTCTTGACCCACAATGAATACAGTAAGTTTCAACATGATCAATACTAGAGTATTGTCTATCAACGAACATTCTGCCTTTGCATTTTTTGCAAGAAATCAATTTGTTTTCCTTAATGTTAGTTTGGTATACCAATAACAATAAGGTTAACACCAACAGTAAGATCGCCAGCAGCATTAAATCTCACAATGCCATCCACCCTTGTTGTTGTAACGCTTGTTAGTGTTACTGTTACGTTTTGTCCCGCTGGAGTTCCACCTTTATTGATTGGTGTTGCAGTAACTACTGGTGCATATTTAAAGTCGCTGTAGGGAAAAGAAAATGGAACTTCTGAAGAAGCAGTAACTGTTTTGTTATTTGCTACATCTACATACCCACCAACAAACTTTGCATCTGATGTTTTTACACTTTGTGGACCAGCAGTCCCTGCATCCACGGTCGTAGACTTGTAGGTTGCTGAGGACACTTGTGCAGACAGATCATTAACTGCCTTGGTTAGTTCATAGATGTACGTAACATCTATCGGTTGCCCTCTTTCGGGTAGCGGTACTTTTGCCATTATATCTCCATTATATCATTAGACCGTGTGCATTGCTGGGTTATAGACACGCAATGTCGTATAGTCCCTTGTTACTGGTTCTCCTACTAAGTATACCTCAACTGTGATTCTATTCGGAACATAAGACTGATCTACCCCACCACTAAAAAATGTATCTGGAACAACAAACCTAGTGCTATTTGTTGTTATTCTTTCTGCATAGTTCCAGTCACCTATTCCATCTGACTTGCTCCACTTAATCCAAATGTCATAATCTTTTGCTTGACGAATAGTATTAGAGCCAATTTTAACTACTACGGGGTCCCACGTTACATTAACAACACCAGAAGATGAAGATATATTTATTTTTCCAGGAACATATGTATAATTAGGATCAACACTATAAACAGAAGACCAAGAAGATCCTCTGTTTTTATCTTCAGAGATAAGTCTATATCTTACGCTATATGTACCATTGATGCTATTAATCGGTGGCAAATCTTCTTTTAAAACTTTTGCCTTTTTAATAATTTCAGCCATTATGTAACGCCTATAGAAAATCTAAACTCAACATAGTTGCTTGTATTAGGTGATTTAATAATTGACTCTGAGGTAGGATTTTGAATAACCGAGTATCCTGTAAGGCCATATAAGACATTTACAGTTCCAACATTTTCTAGCCTCATTGCATCAAGAGCAATATAATAGTCATCTGAAACCACTCCACCATCAATAGCACTAACATAAATTTTAGCAACAGTAACAGCATTCCATGTAAAATTAGCACTTGTATATAGTTCTTGAAGTTGTTTTGAAATAACCACATATCTATTTTCAGTTAAATCATACTCTCCTGCCCCAGTACCATTAGTTATTTCTGCCTCAAACCTAGCATACTCTCCAGTTCCAGCGTCTGTTGATGCAAAGTCTACAAGAATTCTAACTGTGTCGGGTGCAAGAGCAGAATCTCCATCTTTGTTGATAACAGAAAAGGCTAGCCTAAGTTCATCTATTGGAGAGTTTTGAGAAAAGTTTGCACTTGGTCTAGTGTAGTGTATGTGATTAGATCCTGCACCAATAACAAAGTGCCCTCCGCTAACCGTCAAGGTTGCATCATCACCACGCATAAATATTACGTTATTTAAAAATCTGCACCTTTCGTACCTATTCGCTCTTGATGTTTTATAAAAAATTGAATTATCTGCGTTTGTTTGAAAAACTTTTAGCGTTGTTGAAATTATGTTGTCATCATCATCATCAAGTGCTTCAGGTATTGGCGTAATCGCTGTTGCTGAAGATGATGTGTGGTAGTTCCAATTTTCTGAACTAGAAAAAGAAAAAACTGTTTTGCTGTCATATGATCCTGCAGAAGGGTTTGATTTTGCAGAAAAAATTCCAACCTCTGTTATTTCATATCTTTCTTCTGCTGGAAGTTCTGCAGAAAAAACAATCTTGTCTAAGCCACCTTCACTTACAAACCCTCTAGAAGATATTGGTATTCTTAGCATTTCAAAATCAAGAGTTTTCTTCTCTGAATAGTTTCCAAGTACATCCGTAGTGTCAAGAGGTTTGGGGCCACAACCAATAGCCACATATGAAGCATAGGCTGGAGCCTGGCCAAGTAGGTATTTTCCAAGAATAGACTTGCCTTTACTAGTTATCAAGATACTCCCTCATTAAAATCTGTCTCATATATTGTACCACTTCTGGCTATTTGAACTTCTACCTGTTCATCTATTTCAAGATTTACGGTCTCCACAATCAAGTTTCCAGTTACTGGGTCTATGTACACATAATCTCCCGAAGTTCCCTCTCCTGTTTGGGGAATCTTGTCGTCAAGTTTAATAGGAAAGTTTGCAAAGTATTTATCTGAGGTTGCCTGAAGGCTAACAATATTATTAGGGTTATACTGTTGCTCTATAGATGAAAGATTTTTGATTGGCTGATAACTAATCTTTTGTCCGTTAACAGTGTCACGTCTTGCAATGTTAATTAACTCCTGTCCCCCAATATTTTCAAAAATTAAATCTGCCATTAATTCTACAGGAACTGCTCCATCATCAAACAATATGATATCTTTGGTAGCACTTTTTACCTGTGTGGTACTGCTTGAAGAAACAAAAGCAATGCCTATTGATGTTGGTGTCGCAGGAGTAGCAGACACCGACCCCATATTATTTTCTATAGCCATCCTACACCTCACTCAAGTATATTGTCATATTTGGTCCATCTAGATTTCTTGTATATTCAATATTATACACGACAAATCTAGTTAAAGGTGTAGCAATAATGTCAAGATTGTTATTATCCTTATAATTAATTGTAACTATATCTCCTAGTTGAATTGTTGGTATGCTAAAGATTTTTACACCAACAGATCTTTTTGGTGTCATAAGTTTATCAATTATCCATCCCATTAGGCTATTAGCAGAATCTTGAGTCTGAATATATTGAGCATCAATTGAAAATTCGTTATTGCCATAAATCATTCTGCTTTGTTTTATTTTATTATATATTTCTGCCTCAACATACGGAGATGTTAAAACTGTTGCCCCTTGCATTTCTGGATCAGATAGGCTAGATCTTTTATTAAAGTATTCATCAACAGTTAGTTCATGGGTGGTGTCCTGTGTAAATGTGATGCCTTGAATTCTGAGATAGTTTCCACTTGTGTCATCAAGAACAATTGCCTTATCTGTAGCATTAAATACAAGAAACTCGGCGCCATATGAATCTGCATAGAAACCAGAAGTAGTATATCCCTTGATGCGATTAAATGTTGGAGATAGTTGTGCATACAATGCTGGATAGGCACGATCATACTTAATGTCAAAATATGCACACTCCCTCATGATAGTTCCGAATTCATCAAAATACATATTATACTTTGGTGGCTGCTGTGCGCTTACACCTGAAAGATAGGTAGACTGAACAAAGCCACTCATTGCATACTTTCTAAATGACTCATTAATATCTATTGCATCATCTACAAAAGTTTTAGATATCGTATCAACTACTGTAGCAACTGTATTTTGAGAATAGTTATCTGCTAAAGCATAAATATTTTCAAACATAACTCTAGATGATCCACGAGTAAAAAGGGCCATGTTATTATATATTGGTAGTGGATCTACGTCATCAACAATTTTAATTAAATTATTATTTATATATAAATAAAATCTTCTGGTTTTTCCAATGTCTTTATATTCAACAGATAGATCGTATACTGTTGGAGTTTCTTCAGTTGTCATTCTATACTGTCCCGTGAAACTACCATCGTCAACTGTAATTTTTGAAAGGCCTCCCCAAAGTTTTACTGGAATAGCATTTGAGTTTGCATTATCTTTTTTAATTTTATAAAACAAAACATTATGAATTACAACATCTTCAGAGCCATCTGGGTTTGTTTTAAGATAGGACTCAACGTTGCTTTCTGTTAATGCAACAATTTCAAAGTAATAGCCATTGTTCGTGTCTGGATTAAGCATAACGCCAAGACCACCAGAGCCACCTCCAATACTAACATTTTGATCGGTAAGAGATCCCGTTACTTGGTAATAAGAACTACTTCCTGTTGGTGTTTGACCTCTTGTTTGGTTATTTTGAATTTTTCCAATTATACGCATTCTTGTTCCAAAATGTTTATAAGCATTGTCTAGTGGCTTGTAAACATAAGAAATGAAATCGGTTGCTTTTTCTGTAGTAGTAAACGCTGGACCGTTCATAACAAGTGCAGATGATTGAATAGTTCCAGTTCTTGTTTGGCTAAAAGAGTTTACTTCTGTTTCTGTTTTGCCGCTTATAGACATAAAGTTTCTTATAATGCTATTTCTTGTTGTCTGCTTTGCACGCTCATTGTTAATTCCAGCAGCACCAACGGATGTAGTTGGAACTGTTGGAAGCGCATCTGTTGTAAATAGGTAGTCAGAGTTCATAGTACATCCACGAACGTTGTCATTGTTTGACCAATAAGAACTAATTCCAGCAGTGTGTGCTGTTGGCTGTGTTCCAAACTGTCCACGACCATGCTCAACTACGGCACCGTTCTTCATTCTTGTGATGCCATTAACTGTTTCGTAATAGGGAACAGTGTAAATTCTTATTCTTCCCGTTGGATATATTTTTCCATTAAAAGGTATAACTGAAAAATATTTTTGATATTCTTCATTGCTGCTAATCCAAACATTGCTAGATCCTTGTTTATGATTAGATTTCCATTCTTGAATAGTTTTATCTGCCGCTTCCTGAGTGATTGACTTTGCTTTAACCTGCGCCTCAAGGGTAGAGATAACTGATGCAGGAGCAAGGTTTCCAGGATCTACAAAGTATTGTTTTGTGTAGTCTATTGTTCCATCTGACTTGATATCATACCAAAGTCCAAGTGTAACGCTAAACTCAGCAGCATCATACTTAACAACTTCTGCATTAGAGTATAGGTATCCACTATATCTTGTAAGCCAATAAACATTTTCTCCTAGGTCAATTATGTTATTTGTTATTTGATTTCCAACAACCGTGGGGACAGCACTAGTAACATCTGATGCAATTGGCATAGCACCTAATACATAACTGCCCTGAGTGCTTGCAACTTCGTTTATAGTTTTTGTATTTTCAGTTCCAGATACTTCCCATAGCAGTGCAGGCTTATATATCCAGGTTTTTTCTTGATCTACCAAACTTGCTTGGCGGATTGACCCATAGGATCTTTGAATATATCTAGTTGTATAATTAATTTTACCAGCATTAAAAACTTTCTTGTCTTCGGATGATATAGAGATAATATTAGGAAGATTTCCAAATGTAAAGTTTTCAGTTACACCTGTATCTGATTGATTGTTTGATCCAGAAAGAACAAATGCAATTTGTCTTTGTGTTTGTGCTTCTGAAGGCATTAGATAATCTTTGCTCATTACTACAAAATTATTGTTCTCATCAAAAAACATTGCACTCTGTGTTGATATTGCCAACTGATTTAAAACTTCTGCAACGTTTTGATCTGGGGCAATAAAAAAATATGGAATGACTGGATCTTTTTCTCCAGCAACTCTAAGAAAGGTGTAGTTTGTAAAACCAATATAGTCAAGCAACAGAGTAATTGCATAACTAAGAGATGCCTCAGTAACAAGCATTCTTGGTGCTGGCATTGATTCAAAAAAGAAATACAGATCTCTTAAAGAAAGAGACAGGGTTCCCGAAGTACGATCTACCTGTGGAAAACCTTCTGAGTACAAAGTCTTAATTGGTACAAAGTAATCATATCCCTGAACATTTATTATCTTTTCATAAAAATTAAACTTAATATTTTTTCTTAAATATTTAGATATAAGGCTTGTTGTGTTGTTTGGATTAAATGCTTGGTCATCATCAAACAAGGATATCTCTCCTGATGAAGCGAGCAACTGCCCTACTGGTAAAGACGTTGCCCCAAGATCTGCCAAACTTTTATTAACTCTAAAATCTATAACTTTATTAGAAATATCAACAACAAGTCTAGGAGACATTTCAATTAGGTCAAACCTAGAATCAAACTTATTCATTGTGTTTACTACAATGCGAATTCCTTTAATGTTTTGAAATTCTCTATAAACCTTTTGACCATCTGTCTCGTTATTAAAATAATATGGAGAAGTTAGATCTTCTATAAAATTGCTTTCGCTATTAATAGTTTCTTCTGCAACTTTCCAGCCGTATTGTGGTGTAAAGGAATTATATTCTTCAGTATCAGAGTTCCATATGTAGTAGGTTCCTCTGCTATTTGTTGTGGGAATAACTAAATATGAGTAACCATCAAAACTATCATCTGGCAGTTGCGTGGTTGACGGAAGGATTCCTTGATATTTAAATTTTGTTTTATACTCTTTTGGAATAATTAAACCATACTGGAGTTCAACATATCCATCTGCACCTATGATTGGTGTTCCATCATCTCTTGTGCTATTGGAGTTAAACGATTGAGCATCTACCCAAGAGTTGTCTTTTAGGTATTGAATTTTCCAGTTAACGGGAGTTGTCTTATAGTCAAGTCGATACAGTGGGTCTTGTATTGGTCCCGCCGAAGTTACGTAAGGACCAAGGTCAGCAGTTCCAACGTTTGTTTGCATTTTTACAATAATTCTATTTGCAGGCACATTTTCTTTGTAAACAACAAAAGGGGCTGCATCATCAATATAATTTGACGTACCTACTTTGTTTTTAGCAATGCCACGCTCAACTGTTTTTGTAACATCATTTTCTGTAACAGTTTCTGTTCTATAAGAAGTCCAGTATCTAAACTCATCATACCTAGAGGGCATATAGTATCTTGGCCTTTGAGACATTAACTCATTTGCGTTATGGATGTGATTGCCACTAAAATACATCAACTTATTGATACCTGATCTTGGCCTAAAAGGTCTAACGCAATCTTCTAAAGAGTACAACATCTTCATTTTATCTTTTTTAGAAATAAAGAATTGTGGCGTATCAGAGTTTGTATATCCACCATCTATTGAGATATCAGCGTCTGTTGCTCCAGTGTATAGTCCTGCAACATCTGCAGGATCAAATGTATTTGATATTGTTTTAAATTTTGTGTCTGTTCCAGTTGGGCGATATCTATAGTTACCAAGTTGTTGAATGTTATCTGGCATATTCATATTCCATTCAGCCAAAACTAAAGACTGTAATTGAATGGTTGCCGATGACTCTAGGTGTGTCTTTAGTTCGCTACTTACAAACACACTAAACCTCTTCCAGTGTTACCGAAATATTCCAAAGATCGTGATTTGTTGCTCCACGTTTTACAACGGTATAATTAAAATCAGCAATATATACCTGAATAACTTGATTATATTGGTCAAGGTGTGCATATGGATTTTCTGTATTTTCAAAGTTATTATATTTATCATAGGCAAGGAACATCCAGAATGGACCCTTGTGTGTTTCATACCAATCGAGTATATCTACACCCCCAGAACCTCCATCAGAGGTATACTCCGACTGGGTTCCCTTTAGTGCAGATACCCCCGTAGAATCAAATTCTGGACTTTCATTATAAGATCTTGATGGAAGGTTTTCCCAAGAGAAAGAAATTTCTAGTTTATCTGCAATATGGTATGAGCGCATTCTGCCATTAATAGTTCTTTGTCTTTGTTCAATTCTTTTTGGAGAAAATCTCAACTCACTCCTATTGTGGTCAGATAGTATTAAGAACTGATCTATCAAGGAAACATTAGTCTCTTCCCCTATATCTGCCCCAACCTCATACCCTGTAGGCACGTAGAGACCGTTTGAGAGTGTTCCTGGGTTATTAGACCAAAGAATGCCCTGCGGTCTCTGATACCGCCTTCTGCCCGTTATATACCCTGACGTTGCCATTACCTTTGTCCTCTAAGTCTTTGTGAATCAATATATTTAATCTCAGCCATAACTACCTTGGCAATGTCGTCTGCATTTGCACTTGTATTATTTACGCTAATTCCTACGTTATAATTATACACCTTGCTGGAGTTGTCTGATGCAGAACCTGCTGCACCTGCTCCAACCTTAACATTATTATTCATAGAAGAATATGTGGGTGCCTCAAAAGATTTATAATTTCCATTATTTAATGATTCAAGAAATGCTCCGTATTGATCTGCAATACTTCTTTTTATAACAAATTCTCCAGGAGTTAGCATTGCTGGAACAGTGTCGGTGCCTTTAGGTTTAAACATTCCTCCGCCATCCATATATGGAACTAAACCTCCCATTGGCATATACTTTGGAACCATTCCACCCTTAGCAAGTGCTAGCCTTTCTAATGGCATCCTTCGTGTTGTCTTTGAAGTTACAATAGTTGGTGTTGGCACAAATGGCCCAACAAAGCCTGGATCCCCTGGTTTTAGTGCAGTTGTTGATGGTGGCAGGTATGGAGTAAAGTTAGGAATAAGTTGTAGTTTTGCAAGTCTTTCTTCTTCTGCTTTTTTCTTTGCAGCCTCTTCTGCTATTATGCGATCTTGTTCTGCTTTGGCTAGTGCTGCTTTTGCATCTATATCTGCCTGAACGTTTTTGTCTACTTCTTGACTAAACTTAGGATATGTTCCAAGCGTATTTCCAGAATTGGTTATTGCTGTTGAAACTGCTGTCCAAGCACTAGCAACTCCTGTTACAGATGCAGCCATTGAATCAATGTCAATTATTTGTGCATCATAGGAATCATTTAGAAGCACTACAGCATCTTTTATGTTTCCCCACTCTTCTGCCGTAATGCCCTGAATCTCAACTGATGTTAATTGTTTCTGAATTCCAAGTTCAAACTTAGCAATTAGATCGTTTCTTGTTTTAATTTCTTTTTCAAGTGGAGCAATGGAATCATCTTGTAATTTTGTAATAGCATCTGTTAGTTGTTTCTTTGTATAAAGTTTTCCGTTAACAGTTGTTGTAAGTGCATCAATCTGTTTTTGGTTTTCAACTTCCATTGCTGCTCTTCTTGCATCAAGAGCCTCTCCTGCACTTCTAGAAGCAACTTCTGCCTGCTGTGCAGAATAATCTGCTGCTGCCTTGGCTGCTGCAGAAATGTCTCCCTGAGTAAGAGCATCTGCTAGTGTTAATTGATTTTGTTGCTGGGCTGCAATGTCTTCATTTAAAGAAAGAACCTTGCCTAATGCTTCTGCTTGATCATCAATTAACTTAATTTTTGCATCATATTTTTCGTTAACAGATACTTCAAGTTTTTCAATAGCAGAAATACCGTTAGAGTATTCTGTTACTTGATCTTGGAACTCTGATTGAAGTGCTTCTTTTTCTTTTGTAATAGTGTTAAATTGTTCAACTGACATTTTGTTTGCTGCTCTAAACCCTGCCATACCTGCAAGGGTAATCCTTGATTGCTCTGCTGCAAACTTATCTGTTAGTTTGTCTGATCTTGTTTCAGATTGTTGTTCAAGATTAAATATCGCATCTCTTAAGTCTTTAACGCCTTGAATGTATCCCTTAAATTTATTTCTAATTTCTTCTGCTCGTTCAACAGTCATTTGTCCAGTAGAATCTGCTGCCCCATATGCAAGGGCTATTTCATCTGCAAACTCTTTTACCTTAGAAATATCTAAAGCATCACTAAAGTTAACTCCAGCCTTAGTTAAAAGTGTTAAGGCTTGAATTTGATTTTGTGTCCTAGATATGTCTTGATCCATATCTGTGCTCTTACCACTAGCAAGGATTTTTACTCTTCTTGCATACTCATCGTTTGCTGCCTTAATTTCCTCTGGAGATAGTTGATCTTTTCTCATGAGTGCCCCAGCAAGTGCTGCATCTTGCATTGCCCAGGACGCTTGTTCTATGCTCCACTTATATTGTCCTGTTGGATTTATTAACTTATTAAATAAGGCTTCTTGTTTTTCTAGTTCAGTGTTTGTATCTTTTGAATTTCTTAAAAATACTGCAATTCCCTCAACCTTGAAGGCAGTGTTAATAATGCTAAAGCCTGGCTTAAATCCAATAACATTTCCTGCCTTATCTGTATTTAGATAGTCTTCAATAAAAAAGTTAAGTTGATCTACATCAAGGCCAGATATGAAGTCCATAAGGTCTTGTGATAATTCTATAGGTGCTGCAGTTTTTTTACCAGTCTTCTTGTTGGTAAATTTATTGTTTTTTGCTTTTGTTTCAATTTGATTAATTAATCCTCTACCCTCTTTGTCTAAACCAGGGTTTAACTTATTAGTGCTATTTTTACTTAAATATTTTTCTAATTCTTTTAAGCCATTTTTTGCATTAATGGTTGATTCTTTAAGTAACTTAAGTCTAAGCAAGAGGTCTTCAATCCAAGACTTGTCACGCTTTGGCGCTGCTGCAATCTCTGCTGCTCTTCTGTCTGCTGCTATCTGTGCTTCCCATGCGGCAAAGATATCATCAAGTTTTCCTACTTCAAGTTCTGGCTTAACTTTTAATAAAAACGCCTTTCCTTCTTCAGATGCTTTCCATTTTGCAAATTCGGCTGCATAGACAACTGGAGTAATGTATGGAGAAAGGTTAGGGTTTAACTTTCTAAACTCATTTTGCATCTCTGTGTCAAGTTCTGCTTTAAATGAATCAGATATTCTTATTTGTTGTAAAGAAACTATGGCCTGAAGTCTAAGTTCTGGAGAATATTTTTCAATCATTTCAAAATCTGTAATTCCTGCGTCAAGAGTTGCATTCTTTCCTGCGCCACCAAGACTCTTTTGATACATCTCAAGAGTTGTTTTTGTTACTTTACCATCTGGGAATTGTTTTCTAATAGCCTCAACTTCTTTACCAAATTTTTTGATAGACTCAATGTCTTGCTCGCCATTAACTTCAAGATTTATATCTACACCAATGTCTTTAGGAAGTTTAATTATTTCTTCTAATCCAGTATTAAACTCTGCTAAATCTTTTGCGCTCATACCTGCTGTAGCAATTTCAACACGTCTTTTGTCATTATCTTTAAGATAAGACATTACAGTTCCAAGTCGATCAACTTCTGGGCCACCTTGAACATTTAGTCTCATAATTAGTGCTTGCGTGTAATCTTTTCCATTTGCATTCATTGCAGAAATTAAATTTTCTGCTGACTCAACACTTAGGAATCCTGACACTACTGCAGATTGTATTTGTGCTCTAAATCTTAATGCTTGCTCTTCTGTAACTTTTGTTACCTTGCCTTTTTTTGCTTCGGCAAGCATGCCTTCAAACAGTGGAGCAAATCTTTCGGCTCTGGCTAATACTTGTCTAGCATTAGCCATTTCACCCATTGTTCCACCTGCTGCAATAATTGCTTGCTGCTTTGCAATTTGTGCTCTGTTTTCATCAAGAGATTTTTGTGCATCTGCAACTGCTTTAGGATCAACTACACCCCTTAAGCCTTCTGTTCTTAAAAGACCAGCGTCAACGTTAAGCATGGCATCAAGATTTGCAGCAGAAAGTTTTTGTCCTCCAACAGCATTTTTAAAGAAATCTGCATAGGCAATATCATATGTTTCTTTAATTTTTGTTCTAGCATCATCAGAAGTTAGTGAATCTATAAAAGTTCCTGTTTGAGCAAGTACTTCTCCTGCTTGCTTTGAAATAGTTTCTCTTCCTTTTTCTGCATCACTTTGAACAGTTGCCATCTTTTGTTCAATCTCAAGACGCTTTTCAGCAGTCTTTGCAATGTCACGCTCTATCTGTAACTTACGAAGTTGAACATCTTCATTTTCTGATATAGCATCTAGCCCTTGTCTAACTGCCTGAAGATTTTGTATAGATGATCCAGAAACAACTCCAGCAACAGCGCCTACCTTTTTCTTTTCATTTCCTTGCTGATATTTTCTTACTCCATACTCAATGCTACCAAGAATTGCTGTAGTAACTATTGCTCCTACTATTGCAGCAGGAAGACCAACTCCTGATGCTCCAGCACCAAGGCTTGTCGCTGTTGCAGCAGCCCTTGCTGTCCTAACTCCAGCACCAAATCTTGCTATCTTAGACCCTTCTGCAGCCTTTGCTGCGGTTAGACCTTCTGCAACCATTCCAGTTCCGCTTAAGAATCTTTGTGTTGCACCTGCAGCCTTGAGGCCATATTTTGCACCGATTGCAGTTCCAGGTATAGCAGCAAGTCCTAATTGGGCTGCTTCTTTTTTATCAATTCCCGTGCCAAGTCCAATAATTCTACCCAACTTGCTTCCACCCATCTCTTTTTCTACAACATTTGCAAATGCTGTTTGAAGTTGAGTTTGAATTTCTTTATTGTTTAGAAGAATCTTTGTTTGAATTTCTATAGGGCTAGTAGCCAAGTCTTGTCCATCAGGACCAACAATTTCTCTTAAAACTGCTCTAGCATCTAGTTCAAGTTTTTGATCTTTATTTGCTCTAGCAATATTTGAAATAATAGACTCTGCTTCTGCATTACTTATTACACCTTGAGAAACTGCCCCAGCAAGTTGTGTGCCAAGCATTTTTGCTGCATCTACTTCTGGAATTTGTGCATTTTTTGTAAAGTTTTCAATAAACTTTGCTCCAAATTCAGAACCTCTAAACTGTGCACCAAATCTTTGGCTAACTGGACTAAGTTCAAGAGCATTGCGTCTTCTTTTTTCGTCTTGAATCTGAGCAGAAGACATTCTTCCAGTTATCTTTCCAAATTCTTCAAGGTTTGCTACCGTGTTTCCAACAGAGCGACCTTGAGCAAGTCCATCTTGAATAGATTTTTTAATTTGTGCAGACTGCATTTTATACAGACCAACAAGAAGTGCTACTCCTAATGCAAGTTTTTTCCAGGGGGCGTTAAACAAAGGTAAAAGCATAGGAAGCATAGATGCAAACATAATTGTCATCATGTTGTCTTTAGCAAATTTTCCAAAACCTGATTCTGGATTATTTGCTGCGGCCGCACCTGCGATCATTGGAACCATCATTGCAGCCATGCCTATACCCATATATTTTTGGGTTGCTTGCATTCTTTGATCCATACGCATGTTTGTGCGTTCTGCCTGTGTTGCTTTTCTTAAAGAACCATCCTCATTTTGAACTGTGTCAGATACTTTTCCGTAACCAGTTAGCCAGCCAGTAAAACCTCTTGTCTTGTCTTTTTGAAACGCTTTTGTTGTGTCACCGATTGCAGTGCCAGCCTTTTCAATAGGAGGGCCTGCCTTTGCAAACTTAGCAACCATCTTATCCCATTTTTTACCAAACCTTGCTACACCTGGTTTGTCAAAGAACTTATCAATAGCCCTTTCAACTCTATCAGGGCTTCTTGGGGGTAGAGGTGGATCAGAAGGATTACGAGTTCCTGGTGTTGATGGTGGAAGAGGGTTGCCATCTGGTCCAAGTAAAGGCCTTCTGGTTCCATCTCCAAATGCATCGTTTGGATCATAGCCATAAATAAAACCAGGAATGCTATCATTAATCATTCCAGAAATAAGCGGAGAATACTTCGCTGTCATCTTTGCTGGAATTACTGCTTCTCCTGGAGCAAGCATTGCAGGCATAATATCTCCTGCACCCTTTGGTCCTGGTACTGATACTACACCATTCTTGTATTTCTTAGGCTTTACATTTGTATGTATACCGTGAATTTTTTTCCAGTCTGCTTTCTTTCCTGCTTCAAGACGAGCAATCATGTCAGCATAAACTTTGGACTCTTCTCCACCTAACTTAAAAGAAGAAATTGTCTTTTTAAGTTTAGGAAGAACAGTATTAATTTCAGCAAGCATCATAGACTCAAACTCTTGTGCAGACATTTTTGAAGCAATTGGTGCTGTTGTTTCTGCAAAGAACTTCTTTGCTCCACCCTTAACTCCAAGAAGATTAATAACTGCCT